CAAGATCAGGTGGCACCTACGGAGCAGGCAAGATGTTTGAAGACGTTGGGTCTATATTACAAATCACCAAACCTGGCGAAGTTGTGTTAAACGGCGAACAACAAATGAATCTTGCCAGGGGTATGATGGACAAGGGTGCTGCTAGTGCCTTTGCAAATTTATCTCAAAACTTAGATTTAAGTAAAATCACAGCAGGCATGCCAAATAAAAATGAAACGCCCAAGTTTGACATGCCCAAGATAGAAGTACCCAAGTTTGAAATGCCCAAGTTTGACATACCTAAGATAGAAGCACCTCAATTTGATATGTCTAAGTTTGACATGTCTAAGATTCAGATACCTAAGTTTGACATACCCAAGATAGAAGCACCTCAATTTGATATGTCTAAGTTTGACATGTCTAAAGTACAGATGCCCAAAGTAGAGATACCTAAGGTAGAAGTACCCAAGATAGAAGCACCTCAATTTGACATGTCAGCACTCAAAGGCACAATAACTGAAAACGGTAAGTCTAGAGAAATGTCTCAAACAGATTTAAGCAAAACAACTAATGACATTAGCAAGATGATGGGCAATCTTGATTTGACTCAACTGAGTAAAAATTTTACTACTCAGATTAGTTCAGTAACTGACAGTGTTAAAGAAACAGTGTCCGGCGGCGGTGCTAAAACAATTCAAGGACCAGACATAACAGAATTATCAAAATCTTTTAAGCAATCTTTTGCTGACATGACTAAGAATTCTGTATCTCAAGAAATTGGTCAACCTACTGTTGGCAACGCAGGAATGCCTGCAGCAGGTTCACAATTAACAGAATCAGCATCCATTGAAAAACTTGCACAAGAACAGGCATTGGCATCAAAGAAAAAACAAGCAGAGTCCAGTGTTGAATCTGCTAAAATTTATAAAGATTCGTCTGAAAAATTTGTCACATTCTTAGAGCAAGACATTGCAGCCAAAGAACAAGAACTGGCCGCTACTGATAGTGAAAGAACAAAACGTCGATTAGAAAATGAGTTGTTAACTCAGCGAACTAAGTTAGATGGCGCAAAATCTCAAGTAATAGAAGACACTAAAAATTTATTAACTGCTGAAAAAGAATTAGTTGATGCCCAACAACAATCTGTTGCTGCAGAAGCCAGCATACGGGAAGAAACTATTCAGCAGACTAACAATATTGCAGAACAGACTCAGTCAATGTTGGCAACTAAGAAAGAGTTTTCTGATTCTGAACTACAACAAATTGGACACGAATTATCTACTCTGGCTGACGAAAAGCAAGTGCAATCAATCCGACAATCTGGTGTTCAGGCCAGCATAGATAGATTACAAATAGAGAAAGATGTTTACGAAAACAATCAAAAATACGACGAAAGAGATCTGTTAGAGTCTACAGAAGAACTGGCTATGTTGCGTAATAGAATTGATAATTCAGAATCTGAAGCAGAAATTCAAGAACTGCAAACGCAAATTGACATTGAAGAAGCGTTGAACTTATCTCTGCAGTCAAAAATTGCCGAAAGAAACCAAAATATTTTAAACACCAACTCTGAGATTGCATTGAAAGAACAAGAACTGCAGGATCTCAAAGAAGAAATGGCTGACACTGAAATTGCCATTCAAGACAAACAGTCTGAACTGTTGGATCATGTTAGCAATCAGGGCGAAATAGTAACCGAGTCTCCTGAAGACTTAGCATTGTATGGTGCTAATCAACCAGAAATTACTGAAGAGTCTCCTGAAGATTTGGCATTGTATGGCGCTAATCAAACACCTCGTGGAGATCCTGCAGGCGCTATTGCAAAAAATAAAACACAAACTACCACAGGACGAGATCCATTTGCCAGCATGTTGGATAGATTTATGGGTCCAATGGCAGGTCCGTCCAGTGCCACTGCCGGTGTTGATGCTGCCAAGAATTCAGCAGTGAAAGATGCAGAGAAAAAAGATGCAGATGCCAAACAACAGGCGCAGACTGCTAAAACCGCAACAGCAACAGCAACCGATGCTAAACCAAAGACTACCACAGGTGCTGGTAAAGAAACAACCTTATCTGATGTAGTGGCCAGCCTAGATACGTTAAATATGCAAGTAGGCAAACTGTCTGGCGAAATGTCCAGATTGCCAAATCTAATGGAAAAAGCAGTGTCGGCAACCAAAGCGTTGAATGGCAATCTTAATATGAGAGCATAACTATGTCGTGGAAAAAATACTTTACCCCTGTTAATACTGGAGCCTTGACTGACGGCACATACAGTCCTATGAGCAGTCAGAATTCTAATAGACCAGGACCTGCCAGAACAAACTACAGTAGTTTTTTGCCGGATGTCTACACAGGTAGTCCCAACAGAGTTGAACGATATCTACAGTATGACACCATGGACATGGATCCAGAAGTAAATGCAGCGTTGGATATTCTAGCAGAATTCTGTACTCAGAAAAACAAAGAGAACAATACACCGTTTAATTTATTTTTTAAAAACAAAGCAACCAATACAGAAATACGTATTCTGAGAGAATATCTACAGCAATGGTCAAAGTTGCAAGAATTTGACACACGAATTTTTAGAACTATTCGAAATCTTTTCAAATACGGCGATGCATTTTTTGTACGAGATCCAGAAAATCAAAAGTGGATGTATATAGATGCTGGTAAAATTACCAAGATCATAGTAAACGAAAGCGAAGGCAAGGCACCTGAACAATATGTAATCAAAGATCTCAATATCAACTTGAAAGATCTTGCAGTGACAATGATTCATCCTAACACAACTAATACACAAAATAGAGGAACTACCTACGCCGCCGGCGGCAGTTATGGCAGCAGCAGCGGTGGTGCATATAATGTTTCTACAGGATCTAGATTTGAGTTGACACAGATAGAAGAAGCAGTCAATGCCGAACATGTGATTCATCTAAGTCTTAGCGAAGGATTAGATAATAATTATCCCTTTGGTAACAGTCTGTTAGAGCAGGTATTCAAAGTATTCAAACAAAAAGAATTGTTAGAAGATGCCATCATTATCTATCGTGTGCAACGTGCTCCTGAACGCAGAGTATTCTATGTAGACGTGGGTAACATGCCCAGTCACTTGGCCATGGGATTTGTTGAAAGGGTTAAAAATGAAATACATCAACGCCGTATTCCCAGTAGCACTGGCGGTGGCACTAATGTTATTGATTCAGCATACAATCCGTTATCTATCAACGAAGATTACTTTTTCCCACAAACCGCTGAAGGACGAGGAAGTAAAGTTGAAACTCTACCAGGAGGAACGAATCTTGGCGAAATTGACGACTTAAAATTCTTTACAAACAAGTTATTTCGTGGTTTAAGAATTCCCAGTAGTTATTTGCCAACAGGCGCCGACGACAGTCAGGCACAGTACAACGATGGTCGTGTGGGCACAGCATATATTCAAGAATTTAGATTTAACAAATATTGTGAAAGACTGCAAAGTTTGGCAGCCAGTATCTTTGACGAAGAATTTAAATTGTATCTACACAATAGAGGAGTCAACATTGATTCCAGTTTGTTTGAATTAAAACTGCAGCCGCCAATGAATTTTGCAGCATATCGTCAAAGTGAAGTAGATGGACAGCGTATCAATACATTTAATACTATTCAAGCAGTGCCGTTTATCAGCAAACGATTTGCACTAAAGCGTTTCTTAGGACTAAGCGAAGAAGAAATGGCAGAAAATGAATTGTTGTGGAGTGAAGAACAAGGTAAGAGTGATCCAATACCCACAGACAGCAGCGGAGAACTGAGATCTATTGGGTTGAGTCAAGGAAATATTGCTGCTGACATTGATACTGCTACTGATACTGAAGGTACCCCTGAACAGGCTGCAGCAGCACCTGAGCCTGGTGCTGAACCGTTGCCAGTGACCCCGGCAACTCCGCCTACAGCATAAATATCATATGATTCTAAGAGAACTATTTTACGTTGACAATGACAAGAAAACTCTGTCTAATGACATGAGATATGAACCTCATCGTGATAAAACTGCTATATCTAAAAACGACACTAGAAAAACTAGATTAACATTGGGTCAAATTAATCAATTGAGAAAAACTAGTGAAGCACACATCTTAGAACAAGAACAAGAATTGCAATTTGTAAAAATAATGTATGGTGCTCCACCTCCGGCACCACAATAAAATCTCTTTGATAAATTAATACAAGGAGATTTATATGCGTTGTTTTGTGTTAGGCAACGGCAAAAGCCGTCTTGCAATACAGCCCCCAGATCTAAAAGCGTATGGAAAAATATATGGATGCAATGCCTTATATAGAGAATTTGATCCAGATTTTTTAATTGCAGTGGATCCCAAAATGGTCATGGAACTGAACAGTGTAGGGTATCAGCACAAGCATCCAGTGTGGACCAACGGCAATGCCAGATACAAAGCGTTTAGAGGTTTCAACTATTTTATTCCCAGTCTAGGATGGAGCAGTGGACCAACAGCATTAGACATGGCTTCTCGATCAGGTGTAGACGAAATATATATTTTAGGTTTCGACTACGAAGGTGAAAATGGCAAACTAAACAATGTCTATGCCAACACAAAAAATTACAAACTGTCTAGTGACACGGCCACTTACTATGGTAACTGGATGCGACAAACAGAAAAAGTTATTCGAGACAACAAGCATATAAAATATTATCGACTAGTTGGTGATAAATATTTTGACACAAATTGGCACTTCTCAAACTTTAAAAATTTAAATTACACAGAATTTAAACAGATATCCAAGACCTGGCCTAAAAACTAGCATTTTAAGGCCATTTCACCCCATTTATTACAATTAAAAGTAAATATATCAACAGCCTTGTAACCATAGGAGACAAAACAATGACTGATCGCAATAAATTTGAACAGATGCTTGAGTCTTTGGTCAATGACGACCAAGCCAGAGCAAAGGAACTATTCCACCAAATCGTGGTAGAAAAATCACGTGAGATTTATGAAAATCTTCTTGCTGAAGAATTTGACGAAGACGTTGAAGAAACAAGAGATGACAATGACATGGAAGAAGGCTTGGATGACGAGACCAATGATGACATGGAAGAAGGCATGGATGAAGAAACTGAAGAAGGTTTTGACATGTCTATGGAAGCAGACGACGAGCCAGGTAAAGATGACGGATCTGATATGGACATGCCATCAATGGACCAAGGTGATGATTTCATCGATGATGTCACCGGTAATGCAGGTAGTCCAGAAGAAGTAGTTGCTGACATTGGTGCAGCAGTTGATGATTTAGATGCATTAGTTGCTGAATTAGAAAATGCTATTGCAGCATTTGACGGCGGCAAAGAAGATAAAAAAATGGGCATGGGTGACGAAGACGATATAATGTCCAAAGAACAATATGCATTTGAAGATGAGCAAATGATGCGTGAGTATGTGGAAAAAGTAGGCGAAACCTACAAAGGCGGCAAAGTTGCCAGCACCAGCGAAGCAAGCGGCGCCAACACAAAAGCCATTTTTAACAAAGCAAAGTATAATGACATGGGTGGCACAACTGCTAACATTGCCAA